AAAAAGATACAAAGAAGCAGATAATTTAAAAGCTCAATGGAAAGATAAATTTGAAGAAGCATATGAATATTGCTTACCTCAAAGAGAATCTTTTTATGATGAAGAAGCTGGTCAAAAACGTACAGATAAAATATTTGATGAAACTGCTGTTGTTGGTATTCAAGAATTTGCTAGTCGATTACAGGCTGGTATCGTTCCTACTTTTGCAAGATGGGCAAACTTTGAAGCTGGTATAGAAATACCAGAACAAAATAAAGAGCAAGTTAATGCTTCTTTAGATGATATTACACAATATATTTTTGAAATTATAGGTAACAGTAATTTTAATTCAGAAGTTCATGAATGTTTCATGGATTTAGCAGTTGGTACTGGTGTTATGTTAATTGAAGAAGGTGACGCTGTTAATCCAATTAAATTTTCTGCTATACCACTTCCTCATGTTTGTTTAGCTAATGGTCCAACAAATAAAATTGATTCTGTTTTTAGAAAACGTCAATGCAAACTTAATGAAATAAAAGTTATGTATCCTAAAGCAGAAATTCCAAATGAAGTAATGGAATCAATGGATGAAAATAAAAAATGCACGATTATAGATGGTGTCTATCAAGTATATGATGAACCCAACGTAGAAAAATTTAAACATTGTGTAATCCTTTTAGATAAAAAAATAATTCTTTTAGAAGAAATGTTTGAGGGTGTTGGTTCTAATCCCTACGTTTGTTTCCGTTGGAATAAAGCGTCAGGCGAAGTGTATGGACGTGGCCCAATCTTTAATGCCATGAGTGCCATTAAAACAACTAATTTAACAATTCAATTAATTTTAGAAAATGCTCAAATGTCTATATCAGGAATATATCAAGTAGAAGATGATGGTATTGTTAATCCTGATAATATACAGCTAGTGCCAGGTTCTCTAATTCCAATCGCACCAAATTCAAAAGGTTTACAACCTATTAATTCTGCTGGACGATTTGATGTAGCTCAGTTGGTACTTGAAGATATGAGAGCTAATATTAAAAAAGCTTTGTATATGGAAACGCTTGGTAGACCAGAAGGTACACCAATGACTGCTACTGAAGTTGCAGAACGTATGGCTGATTTATCAAGACAAATTGGTTCATCATTCGGTAGACTGCAATCTGAATTTGTTATTCCTTTATTAAGACGTGTTATTCGATTATTAAAAGAACAAGGTAGAATAGAATTACCTGTAATTAATGGGAGAGAAGTTAAAGTACAAGCAATCTCTCCATTAGCACGATCACAATATCAACAAGATATAAGTGATATAAATAGATTTCATGAGATTATCGCTACTACGTTTGGCCCACAAGTTCTTAATCTTATTGTTAAACAAGATGAAGTGGCAAAACATATCGGTAAATTGATGAATATTCCTGAAAAACTATTACGTGATTCTCAGGAACAACAACAACTAGCCCAAGAAATGCAACAAATGGCACAACAAGGACAACTAGAAGGAGAAGGAAATGACGTCATGGGATCACCTCAAGGACAACAAAGCCCAGTCTAAACCAGTCAATTCGATTGATGGTTATACAAGATCACCACAAACAGAAGAATTATTAAACAAACTTTTTGGTTCTGTTTTTAAAGGTGATGATGGGAAACAAGTATTAACATATTTAAAGTCTATAACTACTGAAGCAGTAGCTGGGCCAAATATGTCTACTAATGAATTATTCCATTTAGAAGGAAGAAGATTTTTAGTAGCTATTATTCAATCAAGAATTAATGCTAATTTAAAGGAGAAAAAATAATGAGTGAAGAAGATAAAGTACAGGAAACGACAACAGAAACGTCAGCCAAACCAGAATACATATCCGATAAATTTTGGGATAACGATAGGGGAGAGGTAAATGTTGAATCGCTAAGTACATCATATAATTCTTTAGAAAAAAAATTAGGTCAGCGTACAGATGAATTAACAAAACAGATACGCACAGATATTGAACAAGAACGTAATGCTAAAGTTCCTGAAAAATATGAAATTAAAATGCCTGAAATACCTGAAGATGTTAATATGGAAGTTAATGAAGATCAACCTTTGCTTAAATGGTGGGGTGAAACAGCTAAATCTATGGGATTATCGCAAGATCAATTTAATGAAGGAATTAATCAATTTGTTCAAAATGAAATTAATGGACTTCCTAATGTTGAACAAGAAACGCAACTATTAGGTGATAATGCTAAAGACAGAATAGAATCAGCAGATTTATGGGCAAAAAAACATTTATCAGAAAATGCTTATTCAACAGTAGCTAAATTATCATCAACAGCAGAAGGAGTAAAAGCGTTAGAAGAAATAATGGCGTTAAATAAAAGTGCAGTAATGCCTCAAACTCCAACAGCCGTAGATAGTAAACCTTCTTTAGCTGATTTACGAATGATGATGAAAGACCCTCGTTATTGGAAAGATGGAGAAAAAGACCCAACTTATATATCAAGAGTATCTAAACTTTTTGAAGCTGTATGAATGATTTTGGAATAAAACATAATTTAGTATTAATTATATGGCGTGATACTAGAGAAGTAGATTCAGGTACTTGGCACGATATGTCAGAAGTTATTAAAACTGCTTCTTCTGTTATTCATAGTGTTGGATGGGTGGTACAAGAAACTGATACAGATTTAAAAATATCAGCAGATTTACCTGAAGCTATAGGTGATACAGAAGTAGGGCGTACAACTATTATTCCTCGTGGGTGCATAGAATCAATAATAAATGTGCGTTGCGAAAAGGAAGATGATTAGTCATTACTTGCCTCAAGACCTTTAGAGTTAAGACGATTGCCCATTTGGATAACTTTCAACCAGCTCGAAAGACAATCGAAACCTTAACTTATGGAGAATAAAAATGGCTAGTACTATTACTAATGCTTTTATTACTCAGTTTGAATCAGAAGTACACATGGCGTATCAACGTATGGGTTCTAAACTTAAAAATCTGGTAAGAACTGTAAACGGTGTTAGTGGCTCTAGTGTAAAATTCCAAAAGGTTGCAAAGGGAACAGCTTCTACAAAAGCAAGACATGCTGAAGTAGTTGCTATGAACTTAGCTCACTCTAACGTGTCTGCAACTTTAACGGATTACTTTGCCGCTGACTACATTGACAAACTAGATGAGTTAAAAATTAACATTGACGAAAGACAAGTCGTAGCACAAAATGCCGCTTATGCTTTGGGAAGAAAAACTGACCAAATCCTAATTGATGTTTTGGACGCTGGTACGTCTATCGCTAATAACGTTAATTCATCTGCTACTGGTATGACATTAATCAAAGCTAAAAATATGCAAAATATTTTTGGTTCTAATGATGTACCTGATGATGGTCAAAGATATTGGGCTGTAGGCCCAGCTCAATGGGGTGACCTAATGAGTATCGACCAATTCTCTCGTGCCGAATACGTTGGTACGGAAAATTTACCTTTCACAAATGGTGAATCTACTGCAAAAAGATGGATGGGCTTCTTATGGTTCGTACATTCTGGCTTAACTAAAGTATCTTCTGATAGATATACTTTAGCATGGCATAAATCATCAACTGGTCTAGGTATTGGACAGGATGTTAAAACTGAAGTTAACTACATTCCTGAAAAAGTATCTAACCTTGTTACTTCTTCTCTTTCAATGGGAGCTGTAGCGATTGATGGTGACGCAATTAGACGACAACTTTGTGCTGAATAGATAGGAGATTATAATGGCTTATGCAACTAGCAACCCAGTGAAAAAGATTTCACAAATGGGGGATTCTAATGCTCTTTGGTACTATACAGACGGAGACGCGATTGGCACCATTGATGACGCTGATTACTTTCTAGCAGATTATGGAATACTAACTGCTGGAGATATTATTTTTGTAAATAGTGGTGGCTCAAATGGAGTTGTAGATATTCTTATAGTATCTGCTTCTTCAAGCTCAACTGTAACAACAGTAATACTTGCTTAAATTAAAATAATGAGGGGGGATTTTCCCCCCTTGTTTTAAATTATTATGGCAACAACAAAAGTAGATATATGCTCCACAGCTCTTATAATGATTGGAGCAAACACAATTACATCTTTTTCAGATAATAGTACTGAAGCTAATGTATGTAATGTAGTTTATGAAGATATATTAAAATCTTCTTTAACTCGTCATAGATGGCGATTTGCAACTGAACAAAAACAATTAAGTTTATTATCATCTGCACCAACAGGTAGATATGCATATGCGTATCAATTACCAACAAGTCCTGAATTACTACAACTAATTACTCTTACAGTTAATGATATTGTTATTCCATATGAAAGATATGGCGATAAAGTTTTTTTAGATAACTACGGCAGTAGCTCAAGTGTTATATGCGATTATATTTATAGAGCTGATGAAGGAGAATTTCCTCCTCATTTTATTTTAGCTCTTGAATATACATTAGCTAGTTTATTTGCTGGTTCAATCGCAAGAGATTCAGGAATGATTAAACAATTTGCTGAAATGGCTGAACGACAATATTTAGTAGCTAAAAATGTTGATTCAGCAGAAAGAACAACAAGACAATTAGATCAATCACGTTTTATTAATTTGCGTCAATCTACGAGGTAAAATGGCTAGAACACTTAGAACAGTTCTATCTAACTTTAGTGCTGGAGAGCTTAACCCTTTATTAAAAACAAGAACAGACGCAAAAGCCTATTTTAATGGCGCTCAAACTTTACGAAATTGGTACATGATGGATAGTGGAGGTTTAATGCGTAGACAAGGTACTACGTATAAACAAACACTACCAGCAGAAGCAAGATTACTTCCATTTGTTTTTTCAGATGATGAAGTAGCAATATTTGCACTATCCAACAATCGGTTGGACGTTTATTCTAGTGCTGGAGCTGTTATCCAAAGCAATATTACATCAAATTGTAATTGGACGACAGCTCAATTATTTGAATTAAATTTAGCTCAATTTGGGGATACGGTATTTATTACTCATAGAGATAATCCAACAATAAAAATTAAAAGAGTAAGTGCTAGTTCTTTTACAGTTAGTGTATTTGATTGGGCTTCTCACAGTTCAGGATACCCTAGGTATCAACCATATTATAAATATGAAGATAGTGCAGTAACATTAACCCCAGCCGCAACTTCAGGTTCAACTGTTAATATAACAGCTTCTAGTGGAATATTTGATTCTGATTCAAATTGGGTAGGTAAAACTATTCGTATTGGTGGTAAAGAAGTAGATATAGCTTCACGAACAAACACAACAATCGTTGTAGGAAATATTAGAGAAACATTAGCTGGTACAAGTGCTGAATCTGATTGGGATGAACAACTTATTTCTTCTCATAGAGGATACCCTCAAGCAGTTACATTTCACGATAATAGATTATGGATAGCTGGTGTTAAATCTAAACCATCTTCTGTTAATGCAAGTCATGTAGGTGATTATTTTAATTTTAGTGTTGGTACAGGATTATCAAGTGAAGGTATTGATGTTGCTATTGGTGGTGACCAAGTTAACGAAATACGTCATCTGTATTCAGGTTCTAATCTTCAAATATTCACCGATAGTGGCGAGTACATAATACCTACTTCGTCTGATACTTCGGCTATTACTCCTAGCAATATAGTTTTTAGACGACAGACTCCTTATGGGTGTTCACGTACTCGTCCAATTCTTTTTGATGGAGCGTCATTGTTTACACAAAAAAATGGTAGAGCTGTAAGAGAATTTATTTATTCTGATAGTGAGGCTGGATATGTTTCAACAAATATATCGGTGTTAGCTAACCATTTAATTGATAGCCCAAAAGATATAGCTATGTTAAGTGGCTCATCTACACGCCCTGAACAATTTGCTATTTTTACAAATTCAGGTTCTACGCATAATGGTAAACTAGCTGTATTTCATTCAATACGTGATGAAGATATAGCTGGATGGACATTATGGAATACACGAACAGGTGATACTTTTCATAGTGTAACAAGTGCCAATGAACATTTATTTTGTGTTGGTAAACGATCATTAAATGGTAGTACAGTTTATACGCTAGAGAAATTTGGCGAAGATGATTCTATAAGTCTTGATTGCTCCTCCACCTCCACGCTCTCCCAACGTGGTACTCCTCTTGTTAAAGGTGCTTCGCAGTCAGGACTTACATTAATTACAGATGGATTAACGTCTAATCCACAAATACAAGAAGAATTTACTATTAATGGTGTAACAGGTACGTACAGAATTACTGCTGTTACAAATAATGGTAGTGGTACATATACATTAACATTAAATACTGCTTTGGCTTCCTCCCCAGCAGATAATGCTCCTATTACGTTTACTAAAGGATTTTTGCATACTGTAAATGGTATTTATACTAATGAATCAGTTAATGCAGTCTATGGTAATTCGTCTTTAGGAGCTTTTACTGTGTCAGGAACTGACACATTAACGTTCACAGTAGACCCACAACCAACAGGGGTAAGTGTAGGATTTAATTATACTCCTGAATTAGAAACAATGCCAATAGACGCTGAAACGGATACTGGCCCACTTACAGGATTACCACGTAGAATAGTGCGTTGCATAATAGATGTTGCTGATACATTAGATGTATCATTGAAGTCGCCTAATACGGCTTCAGCACATGAATTAGTAATATTACAAAGTGGATTTACTGTGGGTAGTGATTTGACAAAACAAACTGGCAAAAGAGAATTTTACTTTTTGGGATATGATAAATCTCCAACAGTAACAGTAACACAAAATGACCCCTTACCTTTAAAAGTTTTAGGTATGGCGTTGGAGGTGCAATTTAG